GGGACTTTCCTTCAAGAGTAGTTACTTTGCCCTCTAAAGTAGATACCTTTCCTTCAAGAACTTTTACCTTGTTAGCAAGAGCCATAATAGTTGCTGTTAAGTCAACCTCTGATGTTCCATCAGGTTGTTTTACCACCACAATGTGGGAAGTTAAACCTGTCAACGAAACAGAGTCTTGCAACGGCTTAACTAATATCTGTTTGTTCTTACCTTGGTTCTTACCAAACGCACCAGCCCATATAGGGTATTCAGGATCTCCACCGATGTAGGTGATCCAGACACCTTGCCCAACTACAGGAACCTCAGTATGGATACTAGATGGCTCTACAGGCCAAGCCCAATCAGTAATTTCAGTACCTGTAGTTTGTACCTGTACCTTTAATCTACGTTGTTCTTGCGGATCTTTGTTGTCTTGAACAACTCCACGATACATCCCATAGAATCTTTTAATATCATCCATTAGATAGACCCGATACTGATGTTACTTTCTTGGAATCTAAAGATCTCATCTTCTGCTCCAACAACAGTCTTTAATCCTGTGTCTTCTTCAATGTGAAGGACGGTAACTTTCACAGTCTTAACTCCAGGCACTTGATTAAGTGCAAACTCTATATCTTGTGGATAGATTGTGTCTTGAAAATCCATTCCGTTATATCCAAATGAAGTAAGCAGAGCCTGCTTTAGAGAAAGTTCTACCTCTGCTGTTGTGTACTGATCTAGTTTTGCATATTGAAGTGTGATGATCAGGTCTACATAAGTAGGTGGTTGTATCGTTACCGTTGTTCCAAGAAGAATTTTGTCTGACAAGTAGGTCTCAACATCTGCCTTTAAACGATCGTACTCAAGAGTTGGATCTCCTATATCATCTAATCCAGGAGCAAGATCTGAATCAGTAGCGCTTCTACTTGGAGCAATGTAAACAGTGACTGAGGTCCATGTTTCTGCGTAAGAATTTGCTTTACCTACACCGCTTACTGAGATTGCTAGGTCTGCATAGTCTTGTAGTGTTACAGCACGATTTGCTGCTCTTAAAGATGCAGGAGCGGAAACACGTATTTGATTTGTTGTCTCAGGATCTGAACCACCAATTGCTGGATCTGCATTTGTCACTGTAATAATAGACTGTAAAGCAGTTGTCTCATTAGTAGATAGTCCAGGAACAAAAACGATATCTACAAGAGTATTGCTTGGAACGTTACCAATTAATCCTCCACCCACCATGTAATTAGCACGAATTTCTGAATGAATTGTTGGGATAACTCCAGAGACGCCATCACCAAATGTAATTAGAACATTATTATCAGCATCGGTGTTTACTTGGTAAACCAAATCAGTAGGACCATTGTCTAGTAAGTGTTGTACTTGTGTCCACTTTGAGTAGACGTCACCATCTTGAATGTAGAGTTCTGTTGTTCCATCAACTGAAGGTGTCTCTCCTAATTCAAAAGACATATTTGGAAGACCAGTAGAGGTTCCAATTAGTTCTCCGTATATGTTAGCGTTGTCTGAAACAACGGTTACGTAACGACCTTCTAGGGCCGACACATCCTCTGTTCCTGGTGTTTCACCAACTTGTGGATCAATAGTTACTTCAGAAACAGTTGTGAAGTAAATAGTGGTTACAACATCCCCAGAAACAACTTCTCCAGAAACAACTACACCTGCTGGGAGAGATACTGCCTCTGCAGAAGTATTAGAAAAAGTAAGTAGAGTAAAGGCTTGACGATAACCTGCTGGAATGTACCCATAAGTTTGAGCGATGTTAATGACACTTGCACGTTGAGTTGCGGTAGTTATGAGTGACTCATTGGCGTTTCGATCAATGTAGTAAGAGATTAAATCTCCCATGTAAGCAAACGCTTCAATCAGTGCTACACCAAAGTCAGAAGGATCAGAGGCTGTCCAATTAGGTATTCTATCTTGAACACGAGCGATTAACTCATCACGGAGTACGTAGTAATCCTTGCTTGTGTAGTCAACTGAGATAGGGATATTAGAAACTGGTGTTACATCACTCATAGCGTCTCCTGGTAGATCGGATTAGTTCCTTGGATGTAAGCAACCCCAATAACTGTCTCAACTTGAGTGTTGTTGGGCAGGTCATACACCGTGCTGACATTGATTATGCCAGTAAATTCATCAAAAGTCGTGGTTACAGACTGCAGGCTCAGGAGAGGTAGTTGGACTTCAAAGGCTGCCTGTGTCTCACGTTCAATTAAGATAGAAGCCTCTTCTTGTGTACCAAAAACAGAGTAAGGAATCTCCGTACCAAACAGAGGCTGCATAACTCTTTCTCGTAATGCAGTACCTAAGACAGACCTGACACGGTCTGCCCATATCTTTTGCTGGTCACTAGACACCGCAATTTTTCCATATGGGTCAACTCTAAAAGGAAGAGAGATTGCTACTTCAGACATTACTTACCTACCCATCGACTTGGTGTGGCTTTAAATCCAACATTAGACTTGTTTACTAGCATTTGAGGAGAACGAAGTTTAGTGACTGTTGGCTTACTGCTTGTTCCTGTACTAAGTTCTTGTTGAATGTTTCTTACAGGTATGACAGAGGCACTCTCTGGACGAAACGCGGAAGATTTGTTTCTTCCCGTTCCATCAGTCATACAAGTAAATTCAACCTCATACCTACCGTCGTAGTAGCACTGGTGACGTGCTTTCTTTACAATCCAATTACCATCCGTTGTTGATCCAGTCCCGTTAATCTCAACTGTTCTGTAGGGAGCAATTCGTGGGTCTCCTTGACTTGCTGCATCTGCAACGATTGAGAATCGAGAAAGTTGAGCATGGGCTTGTGCCAAGGTGTCTGCCATCTTTGCGTTGCCTGTAATTGCTCCTGGTAAGTTTTCTAGAAATAACGGGTTTAAATTAGATGTTCTTAAATTTTTACCTACAGTTGTAGGAGATTTTTTAGACAAGTAGAACTTACCTGTTACAGGATCAACACCATGAACAACTTTTTCTTTTTTAGAGTTAGAAGATTTGTCAATATAATCTCCAACTTTTGGTTTAAACATGTCTAAAGTTTGAGAGTTTAACTCGTTCCAAATATTTCCAACAGAATCAAAAAAAGACAACACAGGTATAGTTGTTATGAATTTATCAATCATTTTGTCTATAGGGTGAAAATGTAATTCTGTTCCGTGCACCTGTGCAACGTAACCAATACGACTTGCAAGTTCTTGAACTTTTTCCCAATAAGTGTGGTTTAACATTGATTGCTGACTAAAAATCATTGGGTGAGGAGTTACTATTGGTTTTAATTTAAACTTTTTAGCAATTTCAGTAACAATGTCTGGAGCAGTCTTGTTTTTCCATATCTTACTACTACTTTCTTTGAGTGGTAAAGAAGAACCAATTGCTCTAATAGTGACAGGGCGACGAAGGGTCTGCTGTGTTATTGGCGTGTAGTCAACCACATACCCAAAGAACTCACCCACAATATTGTTAGAAGTTTTCCACTTTAATTTTACAGTGGCACCTGTCTTTAACCCTTTGTAGAACACACTGCTGTCTCGTAGGTAGGTAACTTCTAAAACATCTTGCTTACCTGCTTCTTGAATTAAAGTAAACCCTTTTGGAGTTACCGTAAAACTTGGAAAGTCTGGGTAAGAGATAGTAAAAGAAGTCCCTAACCTATTCTGTGTTGTTTTATTCATTAGGAATTCTCAATACAGTTCCTGGAACAATATTTAATGGATCAATTACCTCAGGGTTTATATCCATAATTTGCCACCACAAAGTAGAACCACCTAAGAATCGTAATGCAATTCTATCTAGACGGTCTGTCTCTACCCATGTGTAATAGAAGTAAGGAACGCTGTAACTTGGGAATGAACGAAACACAGTTAGTTCGTAAGTGTTTGTACGTGAGTCATACGCTTTAAACAGCGGCCCATCAGCGTACCTACTATCTAAATAAATCATTGAGTCACCGCGTTTGCTCTACCGCCGCCACCACCGCTAGTTGTAGTTTGCACTAGAGGAGTTCCAGGACCATCGTTGTAACGGCCACATGTGAACCGAACTGTTGAAAGGATAGGGACCATACGTTCATTAAATATTGCGTGATTTATAGCAACATCATTAATGCGAATTCTGTAACGCATACCAGCACCTAAATGAAGTTCCAGAGAGGAAGGACGCAACCAGCCAGCGTCTGCCGTTAACCCGTTGTATGCAGAGGTGAATGTTCCGTGAGGACCGTTAATTGTTTTAAAGAAATACTCAAGATCATACATAGTTCCACGATCGTATATCTGTTTTCTTTCTGAACTGGGCACATCAAATTGCCCATAAGGATAAGCACCAATCAATGAGCCATCAGATTGCAGATGATTAAAGTCAGCAATCCTATTTAAAAGAACTTCAAAAACAATTGTGCTAGAAATCAATCCAGCAGAGATGGGATTGAATACGTCTTCTCCAGAAGCCACGAAAGGAGGGTCCATCATCTGCTGGACACCCCAAGCCATACTTACTGTTGTTGGGTTGTATAAGAACTTAAACCCGTACATTTGTGGATCAAGTTTTGTTGCTTTACTTTGTGATTGAGCAATTTGATTCACGTACTTTCTATCCATTTGGATAGTCCCTCGTCCACCACTAACGCCACGCCAAGCGTTGTAAGCATCAGAAAAAACAGGAGCATTAATTGGGAATCCTTTAGTGCTACTTGTTCCTCCTAAAGAATCTGCAGATATTCCTGCTCCTAAATACGCTCCAGATACCAGTGGAGCGTTGTATTTGTACTCTGCTGAAAACTTAGTATCAACTTTTCCTCCTTTATCTGTAACAGTAACTGTTGACCCATTAGCGTTTGACTTTTTTTCCACTATTGGTTTTTTTACTGTAAGTTTATTTATAGCATTTTGAGTGTTAACAATGCTCTTGTTTAAACTTATGATCTTGTTATTTGAAGCAGTAATTAAAACACGTACAGCATTTCTACTTGTTATAGCGTTATCAATTTGAACTTGGTTAGTAGAGGTATTGATGATGTCTGAGTAACGCTTTACGTTTGTTTCTTGTACTTTTATTATGTCTTGTTCTTTTTTAATGTCTTGTCTATATCCTTCAATTTGTTGTTTAAAGGTGTTTATAGTTGCTTGTTTTGCTGCAGCAGCAATCTGTGTCTGTCGTGCATTTTGAGGTGTGCCTTGTAGTTGTGAAGGGCTTGGGTATCCTTTTCCTGACCATATCCAACCTGTCATTATGACCCACCTATCATTGAGATTTCCTTGTCATGGTCAAGGTAGTCCTTAACCTTTTTTGCAAAACGTATTGCGTCTTGATCTGTTGCTTGGTCAAACTTAATTGTGACGTTCACTGTCTTGCTTCCTGATTGCAATTGAGTTGGCATTGATGCTCCATAACCAACATCTCCTCCACCCTTAATAGTTGGGAATTTGTACCCAGGGTTGTTAGTTTTTCCTGAAAGCCATGCAGAGTTATTAACTGCATCTAAGACAGAGTTAGCATCTGTTCCAGATCTAAGAGCATTAACAATGGCTGTATAACCACGAGCATCA